AACTTGTAGTTACGAAGGATAGTAGCAAGCATCATAACCTGCAACTCGGTGTCCATGTTATCAAGGTAGAAACGGAACACGTTATCAAGTTCTTCGTGCCATGCAACGATATCATTTTCCTTCATACCCTCGCCACCACGCTTGTCAAACGAGTCCTTCAACTCATAGCAGCAAGAGACAGTGAGAGAATACTTGGCACCGATTTCCTTAGTGCGAAGTTCCTTGACCTTACCGCTCAGAATGTCACTAGGGTTAGGCATCTGGCTTGCAACCTTACGATGGGCAGCAAACTTGAGAGCAACACCTTCTCCAACCGTACCCGATACAAGATCGTTAAGTTCGGTATCGTTAAGGTCTTCTTGCAGCAACTCGCTGACAAACGACCACGAACGAGGCGTAGCGAACGAAGTACCCGAAGAACGAGGATCAAAGTTGAACAGATCATTCTTGTTACAGGTAACATATGCAACCACGTCAGGATTGATAGCATGGTTGATAGCCCAATCATTCCACGACTCGAAATCAACACGCAAGTTCAAGTGAACAAAGCGATTGGCAAGTGGTGATGGCATACGATAGACTACACCACGGTCAGTATCACGGTTACCAGCAGCAACGATAACAACGTTGTCAGGCAAATCATAAGTGCCAACACGACGATTAAGAACCAACTGGTATGCAGCAGCCTGCGTTGCAGGAGCAGCAGAGTTCATTTCGTCAAGGAACAGGAATACAACAGGATACTTTGCTGCTTCCTCTGCGCTTGGCAAATCAGGCGGAGCATTCCACATGGCATTACCAACCGTAGGATTGTAGTAGAGAACGCCCTTCAAGTCAGAAGGGTCCATGAGTGCAAGACGCAAGTCATACAACTTACCGCCAAGGCTTTCGCAAAGGTCTGCGACGAGTTCGGACTTGCCGATACCAGGTGCACCCCAAAGAAATACAGGACGCTTGCGACGAGCGCAAACCATGACCTCACGCTTTGCAGCAGCAAGGGTAACCGTGCGCACTTCGGAAAGTGCATTGTCAGTGTTCTTAGCCATTTGTTTTCTCCATCAGTTAGCTATAATCTTAATATAACATATTATTTTGTTCTGTCAAGAACTTTTTTACAGCGCACCCGTCCAACGGATGCAATCAAGTTTGCCTTCAAGAACATTACCACGAGCAAAGTTCATAGCAGGAGCCTTCCAAGAGGCAGGCTTCAAGATGTCGCCAGCACGGAACTTGCCACCATCCTTCTTAACCACGAAGGAATGCACCGAATTACGCTGAACAATCTTGAAATACTTGCTGCCTTCTTCAATACGGAGTGAGGCATTATATTCTTCAATCATCTTGGCGACGATTGGATCACTAGTACGATTGCCATTCCACGCAAGATAATCGGCTTTTGACTTTTCAATGATAGCGGCGAGACCAGATTGCATATCCATGGGAAATCTCCGTTGCTGTTTATATTATAACAATAACACAGAATTGGGGTATGTCAAGCACTTTTTTGTTTATTTGTCATCATTTCGCCAAGAATAAACTTAGCGATATTCATCTGCTGACGGATAAATTCATCTACATTTGGGTGCGGAATTGTTGGATTCCGCCTAGCCATCATTTCATGACAATCGGAAAGAATACCTATGACGACCATCTCCACGCCAACCAGTTTAGCAGAGATGCTGTTGATATATTGGTCACGGATATCGGCTTTGGTCATACCAAACATCGTAAGATCGGTGGCAGTCATGTCTCGCTCTCCATCAATTGACTATAACTTAATATAACACGGATTTAGGGGTTGTCAAGCACTTTTTATCAGATAATTGAACCATCATGGTAAAGACGGTTAAACTCACGAATAGCAAAATAGTTAATTCGCTTACCAGTTTTGGTAGGAACTTTACCGCCTGTGGCAATACCATATTGGCGACCACGCTCATAGCACCACTGTGCGGCACCGTGAGAAGCAGTTTCCCACTTGTCATAATCGGGGTCAAATGGGCGACCTGCTACCGCATCCTGAACGCCTTTGGTAAAATAGCGGTTATGAAGGATAGTGGAAATCTTAGCCTTACGGGTGCTTACTTGTGCCATTTCGCCGCTCCATTGTTTATATTACTAATATAACACAGATTTAACGGTTGTCAAGCACTTTTTTTGACCCTAACATAGTGCAAGCGGGTCTGATTATTGTCGTCATGCTTGTAAATTCTAGCCGAAATAGCGATAATATCGCCCCGATTTAGCTGTTCTGCGAGCGGAAAACAGACTAAATTTTGGTCACTTGTAAGGGCTGTATGGTACCATTTGTTATAGTTGGCACTATAAACCGCTGATTTGATGGTCAAATCTGCCTCAATAGTTTCGCCAATATTGCCAATATGACGGCTATTTTCAGCAATGATGCGCAATTCATCCTTAGCTTTTTCACGACCAATGGCATTAAAATAAGAGTTAGGAACGCTAGCAACTAGTGCTAAGGTCTTGAAATCTTTAGCATTAATCTGCTTTTGTTCTGTCAATAGAACAAGATTCTTCCAATAATCATGTAGAGTGCCAGCAATAAGTTCAATCATCTTGCTGTCAAGATATTCTAAAATTTGATCAGCAATTTCAATATCTTGTGGCAAATGGTCAAAGTTCACCATATCTGGATTGAGAAATTCACGCATAAGTGCGCCATTGCTCAATTCGCCTTCTTTGGCGTCATAACGCTTGATATACTTGCCATTGACCCGTTGGGCAGCTACAGCGGCAGTCATGGCATCTTTAAGGGAAATTACTTTATCGGACATATCGCTAGTTCTCCATTGCTTATATTCTGAATATAGCATAGAATTATAGGATGTCAAGACATATTTTGAATAGCTTGCCCTAAATTTCCGCCGCAAAGTTCTATCATCATGCTAAGTTCGCCATCCATTAGGAATAGTTCGCCTTTGCTCATTTGATAAAACCAAGGGTAGGCATGATAACGGTCCATTAACACAAGTTCTTTGCCGTTAATTTGATATTTTCGCCTATCAATCTGATGCTCGTAAAATTTATAACCAGCAGTACGAATTAATTCAAATGCAGTGTTGTTAAGCCTATATCCAAAATTTTTGTTGTTATTATACCAATAAAGAATATAGATATTTTTTTGATTTATATTTGGAATAAATGCATCTTCGCCATGTGCAAGATGAAATAATTCATGTGTCCAATCTGTTTTAGATTTTTGTAACACTTGATTGTGTTGGATAAATTGCTGCGCCACTGTTTAATAATACCACACTAAACTTTGTAGTTTTAAATTGAACATTGAGTTTTTTACAAAGATTGATGGCATGACCAGGATTAGAAAAACTTGTTTTCTTATATTTTGGACCACCGTATGTTGCAACCATGCTAGTAGTTTTAAAATTGATTGGTTTATTATCATAGAAGATAGCCCAAATTCCATCACTGGCCAATATTTGGTCTGATTTGTATGTAGTTTTATTCGTAATTTCTAATAGAATATTTGGTTTTGGTCTTGACATAATTGATTACTACATATATTTATTACTTGTAATATACGTAGTTAAAAATTTTCCCCATTTAATTCTATCGTAATAATTTGTGATTCGTCAACTTTAGTTTGCAATTCATCAATTTTATTTTCAAGTTCAAGAACATATGCAAGAATATCAGCCAGTTCTTTTGTTACATTTACTATAGTTTCTTTATCAAGTACTAAATTATTACCAACGATGGTTTGACCACGGTTGATAAATTCACGGACATGAAATGTTCTAGGCGGTCTCATTCGTAACATTCCTTAACTTTTCTGATTGTTCAATTTTAGTCTTATATGGACCATGATATGAATAACGTTGTAACGTAATAAGTTTAGGGCAATATTCAGCTACCCAAACCTTATCATATTTTACAACATAATAACCTGCACAAAAATAACTGCTACTTTTGTTATTTTTTGTATAGATTGGAAGTTTAAGTTTCACATTCCAAATCTGATTAAATGTTGAATGACTTGTAGGATATCCATAAACTTCTGTTTCTTTTGATTTATTTTTAAATTCAGTAGTTTTACGGACAATTGTGATATTTTTTTTCTCAACCATTTCTTGCATATTTGGAAATATTTCCATAGTATCACTTACAGTGCAACGAATGCCGCTGTTAGTTTGTGCAATATTTCCAATACGCTCGCCTTTATCGTTTTCAATAATCCAAAAACGATTTTCTACGATGCTTTTAGCCTTGAGTGTCATCTTTAATCTTTCCTTCAATCATGTCAAACAGCGAATTATATTCACTACGAACTTCAATGAATGATGCCCACCCAATAGCAGCAACAATATCCATTAGAACACGGTCATGATCAACATTCCAGTATTCATAAATCTCAAATAGAAATACACCAAGAACTGCCCATGGAAAGTATTTGACAAAAAAATTACGCATATGTGGTATCCTTTACAAGTGGTTTGCCAAGTATTTCGGCAATAGGTTGAACATTTTCACTAAGTTTAGCAAGTTCATACTTACTACAGAACTTAATTAACTGTGTGCCAATCTGACGATTTTCTTTAGGATTAACTGCAATCAGGGCAGCGTCAATAGCATCACGAATTTCCTGTGGTTGTGCAGTAAGATCAACAAGCACACGGTTTTCTTCATAACGGTCAAGCACACGATGCTCAACGCCGTTGTGATCAACCCAACGTTGCAACATCATATTATTCCATGCATAACCTTTACGATCACGATCTGAATAGGCTTCTGTAAGACCTACCTTTTTAGAACTACCCTTGGTGCGAACGCCAGGATTTGCAGTCATAATATTATCTGTTGGATCACCTCGCATACACTTTTCAAATAGAATAAACTTAGGATCACCAACAGTCTTTGGTGCTTTTGTAAGCTTGTCTATAACAGGCTTGCCGCTATCTTCAAAGAAACCTTGTAAGGTAATATGCTGATTGGTCATACCATTGTAGATAGTAACTTTATCGCTGAGCAACTGATAAAAATCAGTGTCATTGGATAGGATAATGTGTTCATCATTGGGATGTAGTGCAGTCCAACGAGCAATGACATCATCTGCTTCTGCACGTTCAACACGGATTACGCTGCAGTTAGTGCGTTCATCAATCCATTTTGTAAAATCACTATATACTTCCCAAAACTCTTTATCCTCTTCTGCTTCACGAACTGTCATCTTAGATTTGACAACAGCACGATTTGCCTTATAGGTTGTGTTATGATCCTTGCGCCAACTACGAGCCTCAAGCGCAAAAATAACATGATCTGGCTTATGCAGGCGATGCATCTTTTGTATAACGTTAAACATAATATGC